CTGCCACCGGCTCCTGCTGCACGGGTGTTGGCTGCTCTGCCAGCCTGGCGTTCACACGGGCAAGCTCGGCTTGTAAGCCAGCCGTCAGTTCGTCTTCTTTTGTCATTGGTCTCCATCCATTTCCACAATGTCACCAGCCCCAGGCCGGGGCGGTGCCTTCACGTTGATGCCGATCACCGAGGGCTTGTCCGACTCCTCCGGGTTGTCCAACAGACCGCTGGCCTTGGCCAAGATCCGCAGCACCCCCACCTTGTCGTACAACTCGATCTCCAGCGTGCTGTTCCCATCCCGGTCAGACTTGACCCGGATGTTCTTGATCGCCGTCAGCGCATGCTCGGGGATGAGGTGCGAAGCCTTCACCTTCACGTTGCCAGCCTCGTCCCACGTCATGATGTCCGTGATCTTCGTGTTGGCCATGCACAGCAGCGCATAGCTCACCGCCTCGCGGTTGCCCGCCAAGGTCGCAGAGCGCTCCAGACGCCTCTCAATCGAGCGCGTCCCACCCCAGCCCGCAACGCTGGGGATCTGTGTCGGCTGCTTACGGCTGGCCATCAGAAGGGGATGTCGTCGTCAGCGTTCGACACAAACGCATTGCCCTTGGCCTCGCTGTGCGGCGTCATCGGCTGGCCACCGCCACCAGCAGCCTGCACAGGGTCGCCAATGGCCAGACTCAGCCAGGTGTCGCCAGCCGAGGTCTGCTTCTTCCAGCCCGAGAGCCAGCGCACCTGGCCGTCAGGCAACATCACCTTGCCCTTGTAGTCGGGGTGACGCTCCGAGGTCTTGTTTTCGTTCTTGAACAGTGAGCCACTACCGGCTCTCATTTCGTATGCCATCTTCATTCCTTTCGATTGGCGAGTTTACAAATTCCACGGATTGTGGAGGAAAAATTGAGGGAAGTCCCCCATTACGCTACGGTGGGGTGGGGGGGGAAAGGGTGCCTTTTTGCCACCAGCCCAGCAGCGAGCAAGCCCCCGGCCTGCGCCCTGTGCGGTGCCTGCCATGCCCTGCCAAACGCAGACACCCTGGCGACCCCCCCTCGATTCTGGACACGACACACCCCACCCCGCCTTGTACAAAACCCAATCGTTCGTATGCGGATTGGACAGGATGGATTGCAGCCCCTACAACGCGCTGAAGGCTTGTGTTGCTACCCTTGCCTAGACCATGGTGTGATCGTGGCTTGTAGGCCCGTCCTGATGCCTTGGTGATGGGTTGGCTCATGCCGCATCCCGGTGCATTTGCATGATGGCCTGGCACATCACTGCGCTCGAGGGTGCGATGCCCTCGGCTGCGAACAGCGGTGCGATCAGTTCCTCGGCCTCGCGCACCTGTTCGACTGTCATCCCGCTGTCCAATAACTCTTTGACTTGTTGGTTTCCCATAACTGTCTTTAAGTCTTTATATAAACTCTCTTTAAGACCTCTCTTAGTATGTTCAATACGTGTTATGGGACACTCTGGAGTGTCCACATAGGACACTGTGGAGTGTCCTATAGAGCCTTCAGAGGACACTGTAGGTTGCTTGTCTATAGGACACTGGGGAGTGTCCATTGGGACGCTCTTATCCACTGACTTGTCCACAGTCTTGGACTGTCTGGCCTTTGCCTTGGCCATGGCCTCTTTCACTTCTCTGACTGCTCGGGTATCGCCTGTCTTGGGCATGGTTCTCTCCTTGTGGGTTGGTTGTTGGAAAGCCTTGGCGATCATCTGTGCGATGCGCCTCTGGCCCTCTGGGTCTGGTGTCATGTCTTGCATGGCTTGTCGCTCCTGTTCCTCCTTGATAACTGGTGGTCTGTTGTCCTCGTATCGGCTGGTGATGGCCATGGCTGTCTCCGCATCGACGGTGCTGTCGAAGATCACGCGCAGGGTGTTGCAGCGCTGTCCTGGGTAGCCCTTCTTCATGATCTCGACGTACCCGGCTGCTCTGAGCCTGGTCAGCTGGTTGGTCACGGCCTGCCGGGTGATCTGCAGTTCCTTGGCAAGCCTTGCTTGGCTGACCCATGTGATGCCTGCCCGGTTGCAGTACGCACAGACAGCGGCCAAGACCTGCAGCGAGCCAGGCGTCAGGCGCTGATCAAACACGGCTTTGAACGGCAGCACGGCCACCTTGCGCTGGTCGGGCAGGGCGTCCTTCTCTTTGATGCGCGGCTTCTTAGGCAGCGCAAAGCCGATTGGCTCAGACATGTCGCTCATGCTTGGCCACCGCCTTCATGTGATCGCGCACCCGCTGCTCGGCGCCAGGGCCGAACCACTTGTCACTCATGGCCAGGTGCCTGTCCACCAGCGCCTTGTCCTTGGTCAGCTGCCATGTGGTCAGCAGCTCACGCGCTCGGGCACGCTCCATGTGGTCGCGGTCTGCGCTGGGCCTGCCTGTTGGCTTGCCAACGGGGATGAATGGGCGCTTCATGCCAGCGCACCACAGTCGATCACTCGAGCCTTGCCAGCGCGGATGATCCGTTTGGACAGGGTGATGGCCTGCTGCAGTTCGTCCACGCTGCAGGCGTCCAGCTGGGCGTCATGCAACTCCATGGCCAGGTTGATGGCCTGCAGTTCTGGCCCGGTGAACAGAAACTTGCCCTTGGCCAGCCCGCGCTGGGCCATGGTGAACAGGGCGTCTTGGGCGGCGTTGATCTCGTCACGCCAGTCAGCGCCAAGATCCTGGCGAATCATGGCCAGCGCCTCGGTCATGTTCATGGCCACGATCACGGTGTCGATGTGCGACTTGGTGCCCCGGCCCTTGGTAATCTCCTCCACCGCTGCGTGGTTCTTCATGCGCAGGGTGATGGTGTCTTCCTGATCACGCACGGGTGCAAAGCCGGTCTTGATGAACGCCATGCAGTCCAGCAGGACAGGGCGGGGCTTGTACTTCGATTTCTTTCTCATACGGCTATCCAAAGCATGGTGAACATGAACGCGATGCCCACCATTGCGGTTGCGATGATCACGTACAGGATGATCTCTTGCATTTTTTCCCAGTTCATGTCTCCCCCTCAGTGATTGGTTCACACACCAAAGACGGGAACATCTCGTCTATCTGACGCACCGTCAAAAAACCTTCCATGACACCCGGCACTTCGAACATACCGAAGTAGGCGTCAAGCCATCGGCATTTATGTTTGCCGCTCGGAAAGTTGGCATAAAACTCACAAGAATCAAACCCGTTGTCTTGTGCCCATCGTTCGCATTGATAAATGTTCATCGTTTCTCTCCCCACAGCATCCATCCGACGATCAGGCCGAAGGCAGCGCCGAAGGCGAGGGTGAGCAGCAGTTGCATTGCGTGCATGGCGGTCTCCTTAGAACGGGGAGGGCGGCAGCTTGTCGCGCTGCTGCTTGGCGTACTCGGCGATCTGCTTGGCCGTCCATGGGACAGGGCCACCAGGCGGCGGGAAGGGCCACGGGGCGCTCATGGCCAGACCCTCGAGGCCAGACCCACGGCGATGCCAGCGGCCATGCCGCCAGCGATCAGGCCCAGCGCAAAGCCAGCCCAGACCTTCAGGGTCTTGCGCCAGTGGCTCGGTGCCCACGCAGGGGCGGCGTAGTAGCGTTTGCCAACACGGGCGGGCTTGGTCACACCCAATTCGGCCTCGACTTCTTCTCTCAGGGTTGTCATGTCTTTCCTTTCTTTTGCGTGCTGCGAGTCCAGCAGACGACACAGACCCAGCGGGTCGGACTCATCTCGATGCCACCCTCGGGCGGCTGATCCTTCTCGCAAACCGAGCAGGTCTTGTACTTCTGGCCATTGATGGCCGAGCCTGGCAGCTTCAGCTGGTGCTTGGTGAAGCTCATGGCAGCACCTCATGGACGTACACCTCGACCCGTGGCTCGAAGCTGTAGCGCTTCTCGGCCACCAGCTTGATGACCTGCTTGTCGTCCTCGTAGATCACGCCGTTGAGGGCGTCCAGCACGGCCTTGGCCACGTTGTCGAGATCTGGCTTGCCGGGTATCAGGTCACCGGCCAGCGCGGCTTGCTGTTTCTTCTTCGACCAGCTGACAGGGATCGGGTGGTGGGCGATCACGCGCAGGGACATCGGCGTGGCCATCACCGGCCAGTCGGCTCGAGCGATCTTGGCCAGCCTGGCGATCTCACCCTCATACAGGCGGGTCGGGGCAGGGGTGTACATGCGCACGAAGCCGCCCCGGCTGCTGGCTTTGGGCCGTCCCTTGCCATAAGGCGCACCAGGCACCACGAAGTAGATGGCCGCGCTCATAGCAGACCCGCCTGCTTCATGGCCTCCAAGAACGCCTCGATCTCAGGGCAGGGGATGTCGCGCCACAGGGCACCGTCACCCGTCATGTACAGCGCCTCGGCCAGCACATCGCTGGGGATCGGCTGGCCGTCCTTGCTCATGTCGAGCAGCTGGTTGGCTTGGTGGTGGGTCATGGCTGCTTGACCCCCGACAGGAAGCGCTGAAGCCGGGGCTGCAGTTCGCCGTATCGGGGCTGCAGCTGGTCGCGCACAGCCTGGTCAATGACTGAGGACAGGCTGCGGCGCTGGTCGGCTGCAGCTCTTTCCACCAGCAGACGGGTGTCTGGGTGCAGACGCATGAGGAAGGGTTTGAGTTTTTGATTCATGCCGCGAAATATATCACGCCGAAATACTTGGGCGCTGTAAGTTGCTGTAAGCAGAACCCTATTAGGGTTTTCCTTACCAACAACTTACAAAATAGTTGTTGACGAGCGATATACATCTGGCACAATGCAGTCATGTTCAACGGGCAGATGACGCCCACAGGAGTTCAACATGACCACCAAACTGATTCAGACAAAGGCCAACAAGCGCGGCATCCAATACGCATTGGGTACTGATGGCACGACCTTCAGCGTGTGGAAGCTCTGCGAAAACTACGCTGCTCACCGCAAGGGCGGCATGTCGCAGACCTGGCGCTATGTCCAGAAGGGCATGACGCAAGAAGCGGCACAAGCGTTGTTCAACCGTCGCGGGGTCTGAGCCATGACCACCACCATCATCACCAAAACCCAAGACCTGATTGACGCGCTCAGAGCTGATGCTTTGTTGCGCTTGACATGGCAATTTGGCAGCAAGCCAGCCGCCCCCGGCTCTTACTGGTTGGGCAATGTTCGTGTGTACACAGCAGCAGTCCGTGGCGCTGAAAAAATCGGTGCGGTCAAGTGTGTCAGAGCCAATTTTATTTCTCGCCAATATGTATTGACTTCCAAATTTAGGAGCGCAGCATGACCACCAAATTCGTAGCCTACTACCGTGTCTCTACCGACCGCCAGGGCCAGTCTGGCCTCGGCCTCGACGCCCAGCGTGCAGCTGTTGCCAAGCACATTGGCGATGCCGAGTTGGTTGCCGAGTTCACCGAAATTGAGTCAGGCCGCAAGAATGACCGCGCCCAGCTGGCTCAAGCATTGGCCACCGCAAAGCGCTCCAAGGCCGTGCTGGTGATCGCCAAGCTCGACCGTCTGGCCCGCAACGTCCACTTCATCTCTGGCTTGCTTGAGTCTGGCGTGGCGTTTGTTTGCGCCGACATGCCCGAAGCCGACCGCACCTTCCTGCAGATGATGGCCGTGTTCGCTGAGTACGAAGCCAAAAAAATCTCCGAGCGCACCAAGGCAGCACTTGCCCAGGTCAAAGCACAGGGCCGCAGCCTTGGCTCACCCACTCCAGAGATCGGTGCAGCCATCGGCACCGTGGCCATCAAGGCCAAGGCAGACGCCTATGCAGAGCGCGTTGGCCCTGTCGTGCGCGACATCATTGCCAAGACCGGCGCGACCACCATGCGTGACATCGCCGAAGTCCTGACAGCCCGCGCCATTGAGACCCCACGGGGCAGCACTCAGTGGCACGCCAGCCAAGTTTCCAACCTGCTCAAACGCATCTAACCCAAGTAGATCACCATGTACCCAAAGCAAAACCGATACAACCAAGAGGACACCGAGACCCTGGGCGAGAAGATCGCCACGTCCATTTTGTTTGTTGTTTGCGTTGCCGTTCTCGTTTTCATTTAAGGAGCATCATGAAAGTCAAAACCACCACCCCACGCACCACCCTTCTGCAGGGTGCCAACTACACCCCATCGGCCACCACCGACATCACAGAGACCTGGCGCAGGGCTGGCTGGGTGCCTCTCAACGAGGTGCGCAAGCAGGCCACCAAGGCGGTCAGCCGGGCCAAGGAGCGCACCAATGAACGCGCTTGAGGGTCGGGCCATCAAAGAACGCCAGCTCGACATGTTCGAGCAGCGCGACCACCTGTTCCTCGAGCGGTGCCGGTCGCTGGCCACACTGATCTGCCGCGAGCGCGGGCAGGTCTCCATCAATGACGTTCGGCAGTTCATCACTGTGCCGCCCGGCGTCCACCCATCCGTCTTGGGCGCGGTCTTCCGCGACAAGCGGTTCCGCAAGGTCGGCCTGACCGAGGCCAGCCACCCACAAGCTCACGCCCGAATCATTCGGGTCTACAAACTGAAGGAAAAATAATGGCTGGAAAATTAACAGACGACCGCGAGATGTCTGCCTCGCGCCTGCCGGGCCTCATGGGGTTCAGCAAGTACAGCACCCCCAACGATGAGCTGCAGTACAGCATCAACGCCATCGACGGCAAGGAGCGCCCCGACATTGGCAACGAGGCTATGGGCTGGGGCAACACCCTCGAGCCGGTGATCTTGGAGCAGGCGGCACAGCGCTTGGGCATTGAGGATTTCCACACGCAAATCGGCGAACCGTACAAGCACCCAACGATGGCGCTGCAGTGCAGCCTGGACGGCGTTGGGTTCGGTGTTGGCCAGCAGGTCTTCAGCGATCCAGACAAAGGGATCTTTGTCGTTGGGCAGGACAGCATCGTGCTGGACGGGCCGGGCGTGCTGGAGGCCAAGCTCACCAAGACCATGCCCGAGGAGACACCACACCTGGCGCGTGGCCCGATCCAACTGCAGGGGCAGATGCTGGTCACCGGCCACAAGTGGGGCGCGGTCTGCGTGCTGTACCAGGGCATCGAGCTGCGCGTGTTCCTATTCGCTCCGCACAAGCAGACGCAGGATGCCATCGCCAAGGCGGTCGGCGAGTTCCAAGCCAAGCTGGACACCTACGTCAAAGACGGTGCGATTGACTGGTATCCACCGGCCAGCAGCCGAGAGCTGGATCGGATCTACCCGTCAGCCGTCAAGGACGAAGTCGAGCTGCCGCCCACCGTTGCCGAGCTGGCCGCTGGCATCTTGGCCAACAAGGCAGCGATCCGCGCAGCCGAGGCCAGCATTGAGGAGGCCGAGAAGCTGATCAAGGAGCAGCTTGGCCAAGCCGAGCGTGGCCGGTCTGGGGAGTACGTCATCAGCTGGCCGATGCGCAACTACAAGGCAGCGCCAGAGCGCTTGGTGCCAGCCAAAGACGCCTACAGCATCCGACAATCCACACTGTCGATCAAAGAGGTCAAGCCGTGAGCGAGGTGCCAAACCTCGACGTGGCTTATGAGGAGGCGGTCGTCGCCGTCCTCAACGCCGTGCCCTGCGAACAGGAGCAGGCCGAAGCCATGGTCGAGACCATGGTGAACTTGGTTCTTTCAACATTCCAATCAGCTTTCAAGGACAACATTCATGCAAATCGCCACCACCACTGAGCGCCGAGGCTTCGCCCCGGCCACCATCACCGAAGCAATGGAGTTCAGCAAGATGCTGGCCGACTCCACCATGGTGCCCCGCGCCTACCAAGGCAAACCCCAAGACATCATGGTCTGCGTGCAGTGGGGCTATGAGATCGGACTCGCGCCCATGCAAGCCCTGCAGAACATCGCCGTGATTAACGGCAAGCCTTCGGTCTACGGTGACGCAGCCATGGCCTTGGTGCAGGCCAGCGCGGTCTGCGAGGGCGTCGAAGAGTTCTTTGAGGGGGAGGGCACAGTCAACCCCGTGGCCGTGTGCGTGGCCCACCGCAAAAACCGCAAGCCGGTGGTGGCCAAGTTCTCGGTCGAGGACGCCAAGCGTGCGGGCCTCTGGGGCAAGACTGGCCCATGGCAGGCATACCCCAAGCGCATGATGCAGATGCGTGCCCGTGGCTTTGCGCTGCGCGACCAGTTTGCCGATGTCCTCAAGGGTCTGATGACTATCGAGGAAGCCACCGACCACACGCCATCGTCAGAACTGGACGACATGCCAGCGCTTGGTGAGCGCAAGCCCATGCCGCGCAACCCGTTGGATTTGGTCGCGCCGCCAGCAGCTGTGACCTCCATCAGCGACCCGGTGACCATCTCGCAGGCCATGGAGGACACCGTGGACGTTGTCGAGCCGGTGGCCATGACCGTGGAGCAGGTCACCGCCGAGGTGGTCATGCCCCATGCCGAAGTGGTTGAGATCCAAGAGGCTTATGTTGCCCAAGTGCAACACGTTGAAGATCAGATCACCGACAGCGTCACAGCCCCAGCTCCGATTGGGTATGCGCTGATGGTGCCTGGCAATACTGAGCCGGTCAGCGTGCATGACACGCTGGACGAGTGGCAGGACGCCTACGAAGACATGGCCGACAAGGTGGCCAAGGCAGGCAAGCGCCCGGCCCGTGAGCGCATGACCATCCTGCGCGAGTTGAAGGAAGCCAACGATGCCACGATCAACCGGGTGGACATGGTTCTGCGGATCCGACACACCGCCAACTACACGCGCCGCATCAAGGCGCTCGGAGCATCACAATGAGGCGCATTACGCTGTTCCAGACATTGCTTCACATGGCCGGGCTGCTGTTCGTGTGGGCCTCGTCCATCTTCCTGTTTGGAATGCTGGCCGGGGTTGCATGGTCGCTGTTGGTCTGGGGCTGGAGCCTGGTCAGGTGATCAAGCCATGGTCGCCAGCACGGCCTTGTACCGGCGCTGGCGATCCTCGAGGCCGATGGTGCCTCCGTTGATCTTTTTGGTCAGACCAACGAAGTCATCAGCGTCAGCGATGGGGCCGCACTTGTTGACCGACCAGAACCACGCAGCCGACAGGGCAGCGCCCTCTGGCTCGAGCAGCAGGTCAGGGTTGGCCACCAGGTCGATGCCCAGACCCTTGCCGCAGCGCGTGTAGTTGTCCTTGCCGGTCAGCTGCTTGAGACCGCGCCCACGATACCGCCACCCGTCACCCGACTCGGTCGGGCCGTTGGCCATGCGGTTGGCATAGACCACGTTGGCCAGCATCTCAGGCTTGCGGTGCAGGGCCAGCGCGAACTTGTTGGGAATCGACTTGCCCTTGGCGTCCTTCTTGGCCTTGGTCTTGCCGGGTCGCTTGGGGTCGGGTTCCTGCTCGGCGAAGCGGGCAGGCCACACCACAGCCATGGTGTCAGCCGAGTAGTTCAGGTTCTCGGTCAGCACGGCAAAGCCTGCCGACTCATGGGCGCACTGCGCCAGCCATGCAGCCACCTGGCGCGGCGACTCGATCCCGAACCGAGCCAATGCGTTCTGTACATGGGGAAGCCAGCGCTGCGCCACCTCGGGCTTGATGCCTGCGGCCACCAGCTGGTCGATGCCCGGCCTCACTTGAAGACTTCCTTCAGTTTCTTGTCGTCCTTGTCCTTGCTGCCTTGGCTCGAGCCGAAGTAGTACGACAGGATCTGCGTCACCGCAGCCGACAGCACGCCGAGGATGTAGATCAAGATGTCCTTGGCCTCGGGCTTGACCTCGACGAAGATCAGGATGGAGAACAGCACGAACGACAGGCCGACAACACCGAGCGCCAAGAATGGCGTCACCACCTTGTTGATGTACGGTGCCTTCTCGCTGGTGGCGATCTCGATCTCGCGGTTGCGGGCGCTGTCCCTGTCCTTGGCGTCGATCTCAGCCATGAACTCTTCGTGCTTCATGGCCGCTTCTTGCAGCGACTTCACATCGGACTCGGTCAGCTCACCCTCGGGCTTGAGCTTGATGCCCATCTTCTGCTCGACGTAGTCCACGCCCTTGTCCATCACCGCATCGGCGACCTTGTGCATGTTGTTCTGGATCAGGCCAGAAACGATTGACGCAATTACTGGCAGCATTATTCGGACTCCTTTTTGTCAGCCTCTGGCGGCTTCTTGTTCATGGCCAACAGGGTGCCCAGAGAGCCGACAATGAATGTGGCGATGGGGGTGATGAGTTCAAAGAACTTGGCGTCGATGGGGGCCATGCCATTCATTGGCTGTTGGACAAAAATCAAGCTAAATAAAACTGAAGCCATGATGCCCATGAGGGTCAGCGACAGCGTCACGCCGATGATGAAGCGCAGCAGCGCGTCAAGGTCAAACTTCATTGGTTTCTCCTTTGAGCAGGTACTTGGTACAGGTGCCGCTGGCCTCGCACGCTGGTGGTTGACATTCAGCCTTGTGGTGGTTGGCAGGGTCTTGGCACTCGTAGCGGTAAACGTCCGAGCATCCGGCCAGCACCGCCAAGAAGATGATCGTGTATTTCATACGTCCCTCGCCATCCAAATTGCCCAACCGATTATCAGGCCCAAGCCGCCCAACAGGGCAATGACCAACATAATCATGAACACGTCTTTGATTCGGTCAATGATTCTTTGTTTACGCAAGATTTTCTCTCGCTTGTCCGCTTCACGCTTTTTCTTGACCTTCACCTGAAACGCCAACCAGTCGTCCCACATGCCGCCGCGACCAGCGTATATCATCATGAGCTTAAGCTCCTCCTCTTGCTGCTTGAGCTTTTCCAGCGCCATGAACTCTTCAAGATCGCCGCGGTTTGATCCACCTTTTTCGTTGGCCTTTTTTTGGAGTTCTGCCTTGCAGTCGAAGTATTTAAATAAAGCATCGCCAGCCGCCATGAGGTCGCCCGAGTGGGCCACAGCCTCTTTTATGGTTGCAAAACAAGCATTGGCGATGGCGAGTTCTGCCAGCATTTAACCGCCCTTCATGTGGCCAGCGACCCAAGCGACAGCAGCTCCGACCGACGACGCGATGGTCATGCCCATCCAGAAGCCGCCCTTGCCCTTGTTGGCAAGCTCAAGCAGCTCTGCGATTTGGCCTTCCATCTTGTCGATCTTCTTGTCCATCTGGGTCACGCGCTCCCAAAGGACGCCGTACTTGACGGGGTCGATGTCACCGGGTTCCATCACTCACCCCACTGTTGACCGTTCATCACACCGATCAAAGCGTCCACGTTGGCAACGGCAGCGATGGCTGCTTCCAAGCGGTCAGCTTCTGCAACGATGGCCGCACGTTTGGCAACCACATCAGCAGGGATAGCGACATCACGTTCTGCCTTGCGGATCACCATCCAGTCGGTCTGCGCCAACAGGGTGCCAGCGGTGTGCTTGACTTGGGCGATCATGTTGGACTTCAAGCCCTTGGTGACCAGACGCTCGGTGGTGTCCACCATTGCTGGCTCACCGTTGACCTCGCCCAAAACCTTGACGTAAAGCGGGTTGCCCTGCTCGTCCGATTCCTCACGGTCTTCCAAAGCCTTGGGGTTGCCTTTGCTCCAGTAGTAGCGGTTGTCGAAGGACATGTCCTCATCAGCCACCTCAGTGATGCCGATGGCTGCACGTTCAGCAGGGGATGCCAAGCGCAGCCAGTTGTTGGGGTACTGGATGCCCTCATGCGTGAACGCAGTGTCGGGCGAGATGGGTTTGTCGTTGAGTAAAAACATGGGTGTTCCTTATCGTGCTAGAGCGTTCTTGAATGGGTTTTCGGCGAAGGCTGTGTAGATGTATGTGCCGCCAGAAGTGTTAATCGCATTAGAAGGGCCTGTTCTTGGTTTAAATCCATTTGACACAAAATCAATGTCATAACCACCAGCAAAGCTTCCTTCAGCATCCGACCCGTTTGCAGCAAGTGTTGCTGTCATAACGTTGGTCGGGGCGCGAGATGTGTCATACATTTGCCAATAAGTCGTTGAGTCAGTCCGCTTAATCATCACAAACGCTGGCCTGAAACCCGTGTACACAAACGGCCCATCAGCACTGCCATTGCCTGTGTAGCTGCCGAAGGCTGAATATCCCGCGACTTGGGCGAAGCAATACATTACATATGTTGCAGTGTTAACCATCAGTCCGCTGCCGAACGAGACTGTCGTGCTGCTCAATCCCGTGAACGTTGTGGAAGAAGCAAGGGCTCCAGTTGTGTTCAGAGTTAGCCAGTTATTGATTCGGTTGGTAAACCCAGCATGGTTCACATACCAGTTGTCGGCTGCGTTACGGCGCTTAAGAATCACCATGCTCGGAACAACACCCAAGCCATGTCCCGCCGAAACAGAAGACCCGTTAGCTGTGAACGTAGCAACGGAACAACCCTGAGTTAAACCAGCACTCACCGTTGTGGTGACAGTGCCATCGGTGTTGGACACACCAGCGCCGTTAGCTTTCCATTGCCAAGCCACATAAGTGTTCCCCGACCTATTGACGTATTGGTCGTTGGAGCCTCTGGTGACGCCAAACCCATTGGTTTCAAACGAGCTTAAATAACCGTTGGTCGAGTTGTCATTTATACCAGTTTCAGCGGTGGCAGCGTTTGAACTCATCGCCCTAGACGTGCCCGAGGTGCTTGGGCCGCGCAGCTTGTCGTAAAGCAAATGCGAGTTGGCAACGTTTCTGGTTTTCGTCCAAACAAGATCAGGCGCGAAGCCGTCAGAGTTTGTGATGATGCGGCTGCTGGTGCCGTCACCAGTCCAAATCGTGGCGTCAAAATACTGACCGCCGTCCACAATCGTGGACTCTGGCAGGTTGCCTGTTTGCAGTGCTTTGAAGCCCGTGGGTGGCGTGTAGGCAAAGGGACGTTGGCCTGCGTTCAGATAGGCAAACGTGCCAATGGATGTGCCACCACCACCATGAGCGGCAAACACAACAGGCACCGAGATGCCAGTAAATGCCGTGCCTTGGCTTGTGCCGTTCTTGTAAAACACAATAGACCCGGCGTCTGCGTCATACGCAATACCGATGATGTCGCCACTGGTCCAAGATGCGCCATAGGATGTGTCTGTGCCACTGCTGCGCTTGGAGCCTGTGCTGACATATCCCCAACCGCCACCAGCGCTGAACACTGCATCGCCGCCAGCCGTTGTGTAGCTTAGAGTTGCTGGTGCAACGCCAACAATCGCAGGCACGTTTGCCATCGACATTTCGCAATACCACTTGCCAGACGACATTGCGATGTTTGCCAAACAAGAACGGACGTTGACAACATCCATCCTCAAGTTGCCGTCAGTGTTTGGGTCATACACGTTGGAACTCAACGGATTCCACACAGCGTAGTTGCCCCTGTCGGCATAGGGTGTGGGCGTGTCAATCATCGAGTCATACGTCACACCAGCAGTCACCGAGATATTGCTCGGTGTAAAGTTGTTGCCGTTGCCCGAGCGATCAGCGCCGATGGCCGCAGCGGTGGCGGCAGATGGGTCTGAGAAGTTTAGGTAAACGCCGTTGGTGCCGTAGGTGCCGGTGTAGCGGCGTGGCTTCCACACACCAGTCAGCGCATCGGTCTCACCGAATGACGAAGGGGTCAGCGCTTGGCCGTCAATGAAGTTGGCTTCGGTGAGGTAGCCGTCGAAGAAGTCAACTGCGCTTCGCGCTTCGCGCCCAATGAATAGGGTTCCAACACCCGCATTCATATAGCTCTGCCAGTTGGACGTGACAGTCGTTCCTGTCGTTGTCTGCTGCACACCATTCACATACACAATCAAGCGGTTTGCGGCGGTGGCCTGTGTTGAGTCGTATGCGACCGCGATGTGATACCAAGCCGAAGGGTCGCGAAATACAGCAGTTGTTTGCAGGTTTGCCTGAAAACTTGCGCTGTCAAACTCAGCAAAATCAAGTTGGTTTGATGTATTAAAACGCAACCACGATACTGTCGATGCCGTGCCAATGCCTGAAATAATGTTCTGGGTTACACCCAAAGCCCCACGCTTGACCCATCCAGAAAACGTCCAGATTCGAGTGTTTGTTGTGGCTGCTCTTGATCGGCTGAAACTAGCAGACGCAGACCTACGCAGCCGCACAGAACGGCTGATCCGATAGCCGCCATCGTCACCAGTCAGCAACAGGTTGTTGTTGACCACACTCATTTCGTATCCCCCACCAAACGGGCTGTGATGCGACTGCCACTCTCAACGTAGTAGGCCAGCACATCCACAGCAGCAGCCGTGGTGGTGAGCGTTGGGGCTGTGCCACCGGGGAACTTGAAGTTGCTGCCGTAGGCCAGCGTGCGTGAGCCAGTGCCATCTTGTGTGATGACGATAACACCCGACTGACCAGCAGTCAGGTTAGTTGGGTTTGCCAAGGTACGGTTGCCGCCGAGCGTCACCGAGAAGTTGTTGGCCAGTGCGAAGTTGGGCGTGATGGTTGCGCCGTCAGTCAAGGCCGTGATCGCGCCTCGCTGGGCTGCGGTGAAGGACTGCACCACATCGGTCTTGGCGGTGTCTGCGTCATAGGCTTGGACATCGACGCCAACCTCGACATCCATTGCCTGCTGTGCTGCTGCCACCGTTGCTGCGGTGAAGACGGCCTTGCCGACTGTTGTGCCGCCAAGGTTTGTCAATGCCGTGCCAGCATTAGCCAGGTCAGACAAGTTGTTTGCAGCAGACAACAACCCTTCTGCAGACACATACGCAGAAACCCATGCGCTGCCTGTGTACACTTTCATGATGCCGCTAGTGCTGTTGAAGTACAAGGCACCAGCAACCAATGCGTTGCCATCGTTGTCCAACGTAGGGTCGCTGGTTTTGCTGCCAAGGTAGCGGTCATCAAACGAATCAAACGCAGCCAAGGTTTGATCTCTTGCACTTTCTGCCGCGCTTGCACTTGAGGCGGCAGCGGTCGCAGAGCCTGCGGCAGCAGTCGCGCTGGTCGAGGCATTGCTGGCCTGCGTTGTCGCCGTGCTTGCGCTTGTAGACGCATTGCTGGCCGAGGTCGCAGCGTTGCTGGCCGAGGTCGAGGCCGAGGTCGCGCTGTTGCTGGCGTTCGTGGCGCTGGTGGCCGCAGCTGTGGCCGAGTTGCTGGCGTTCGTTGCCGAAGTCGCCGCAGCGGTCGCGCTGTTGCCAGCGTTGGTCGCCGCTGTGCTGGCCGTGGTGGCCGAGCTAGAAGCCGCAGTCGCGGACGAGGCAGCATTGGTCGCAGAGGTAGACGCGCCAGACGCAGAGGTCGAGGCAGCAGACGCGCTCGAGGCGGCGTTCGTGGCCGAGGTGCTGGCCGCAGATGCCGAACTGGCAGCAGCCGATGCGCTCGCAGCAGCCGCAGTCGCTGATGTGCCAGCAGCTGCGTTGTCCACCAGCAAGTCCCACTTGGCGCTGTCGGTGTTGGTCGAGATCGGCAAAGCACCAGACGATGTGTGCGCGGTGTTGACGTAGTAGACGTTGCCGTTGGTGGTGTCCTTGGCGATGTCGCGCTTGTTGTACGCAATGCCAGCGGCCCAGTTTCCACGGTTGTCGCCGACCACTTCGCCCGTTGTCGGGTCGCCGTTGGCGTCAAACGCCAGCGTCTTGTTGGCCCGCACCGATGCGCGGGGCAGGGTCATGTCGATGTTGGTCGGGTCGGTCTGCGGGGCCTGCAGCGCACGGTTCACAGCCTCGGCGTTCTGCTGGGCGAAGATGGTCAGCGAGTCGAGTTCATCGTTGACCGTGTTGGCGAAAAAGTCGCCGCCAGTTACGAAGTCGCTAGTGCGCTGAATGGCACGCGAGCCGACGATGGCGATCTGGGTCGCGCCAGTCGGCGTGGCCGCCAGCGTGATCGAACCCGTGCCGTTGGCGGCGATGGTCACGGTGTAGTCGGTGGTCAACGTCAGCAGCGCATCGTCCTTGTAGACGGCCACATCGGTGTTGACCAGGATCTCAAACGTGAACGCATACGGGCCGACACCAGATGCGGCATAAACCACCCTTCGGGGCACGTTGGAAATTGCGTAATCAGCCATGATTCATTCCTTGCTGTTAGATATTGTACGAAGTCAGGCGCATTTAGTCTATTGACAAAGGCTCGCGCTTTAC